TCACCTCGCCTTCCAACGCTTCTTCTGTAGCGTGGTCGTTGTAATCGCCCTTAGTCTCTGGCATTTGTACTTGGGCATAGCCACCGCTCTTTCGTATGTAAGATGCAGCCTTCTTAGCCTCTATCTCACCAGTGTTACTATCGTCATTGTCCGCGACGAATACATGTTTGTGAGTGGGGAAGTATTGATACATGACTTCCGCCACCTTAATTAAGTTGTAAGCATCGAACGCGACGACAACAGGCTGGGAGCGGTCAGCGTATATAGATGCTGCGGTTGCATAGCCTTCGGCATAGTTAAGTGTGTCTGTTGTATTGAATATCTCTCTACCGAGAAGAAAAAAGCTACCGCTTTTTTTAGAACCAGTAAGAAAACGCTTTTCTCCTTCGTCGCTGATGTACTGTAGGCCAACGATAGTGCCTTGTCCGTCCTTGAGTGGTATGACTAAGTTATCGTGTTTGTCTTTGCGTAAGCCATACGATAGGACTTGCTTTCTTTCTAAGTAAGGGTGTTTCTCGACTTCTTCGCATTGATCCCAGATAGACTGAGATCTCTGGGCGGCCTGTGTGTACTTCTCTTGGCTTTTGACTTCGGCTTGGCGTCTGAGTTCTTCTATCTCAGCCTTCTGCTCTTTAGTCATGCGGTAGTTCTGACTGTTTTCTGGTTTCCAGGTCGCTGTGGGTTGGTCAGCACTGACTCGATAGTCACCAATGCGCCCAAAGGGGGAAGATTGATCTAACCATGCTTGATACCAACCCACGAGCTTCCTTTGATTACCGATGTTGATGTACGCTCTACCGACTGAGCCATCGGTTACCAAACCTTTTTTGGGATCTGGTTCGTAGCCATTGTTGGCTAGAAAGTCCCGGAATTGAGAAATGTAATCTTTGGTGAAGGGTTTGCTTTTATTCTTAGTCGGTCCTGTAATTTTTAATGACATCAATCATTCCTGTTTATATGTGTGTTTGCGTTGCTTTGCAAAAGTCTGTAAGATATTATCCAAATTTATTATTATTTGCAAACACATTAGGAGTAAAATATGAGTTTAACAATTAGCGAAGGCGGAAGCACGGACTTTCCAAAACTGGAAAAAGGTATCTACCAAGGTACTTGTTTTAGGATAGTAGATCTAGGAACCAGTGACCAAACGTACGGCAAAGAGGTCAGTAAGAAAACCAGATTGTGTATCACGTTTGAGATTACAGATGCCGTAGATCCAGAGACTAACGAGACGTTGATGGAAGATGGCAGACCTTATGCCGTGTCCAAAACTTACACCGCTTCTTTACATGAAGCTGCCGCTCTCAGAAAACATCTGGAGTCATGGCGAGGTAAGAGTTTCACCGATGAAGAACTTGGTGGCTTTGACGTAACGGATCTATTGGGTTGTACTGCAAGAATAGAAGTAGGCCACACCGAAGCGTCGGCTGAACATGCTGGTGGTAATCCTAAGATCCTCAATCTGCAAAGACCAGATGGTGGCGTACAAAAGATACCAACCAAGAACGAACAACAAGCGTTTGATCTGGCTGTCTATTGTGAAGAGTTCAAAGGTAACCAATCAGCAGAATCAAAAGCCATGTGCGATATATTCGATGCGTTGGCTCCTTGGCAACAAGCAGACATCGAGGACAGTTACGAATACAAGGCAGCCAATGATGGCAACCCTGACATTGACAAGATGGCTGATGATTTATCAAGTCTTACTGAGCAAACTGCAAAAGAGCAGAACAGTAAGGACTTCGAGGAAAAGAAGACAACAGACGACGACATTCCGTTTTAGAGGTTTCGGTGGGTGGCTATTCTCCTAATGTCTCACAAGATCGGTCTGTAGCTGCTCACCACCCCCCATCTATGTATAAGTACAAAGCAGAACAAATTGCAGATCTTCTGGACGTTAAAGGCGAGGACTATAACAATCCAGACGATTTCTTTATACAGTTAGCCAATGCCTGGAGCGGGTTGCTAGGCATTGAGCTAACACCCTCACAATGTTGCGCCATGATGATAGTTTTTAAATCGTGTCGCATGATTAATAACCCCGGACACAAAGACACAGCTGACGATTTAGTCGGTTACTCTTTGATTATGACTGAGTTAGTTAAGATCCTGGAGGAAGATGGATAACCAAATAGAATACGAATTATTTACGTTGCCAGCTGCATTTATGTTGCAACACAGATTACCCCATCAGGTAGTGACAACTCTCAACGAATACTTAGACTCATTGAGACAGGACAAGGAGCGCGAATCTGCCGCCAATACTTTGGTTGGTCAGATACACCAAGGCGAGCAACTTGTTATGGATTATGAGGATGAGTCTCTAGCACCTTTTGTTAGAATCGTTGAGAGCTTGGCCGCAGCTTATCTGAGGAATTTTGTCGAGCAAACTAAATCTCCTCTTAGAGCTAAGAAAATATCCATGGATAAGTTGTGGTCAGTCCATAGTTTCGAGGGCGACTACAATCCAATCCATGACCATCTAACCAAAGCACCAATGGGTATATCTTTTACTACTTGGACTATGGTGCCAGACCAAATAACTCAAGCAAGCGATGAGCGTGTGAATCTATACGACAGTTCCGGGGCAATCGATGGCTACATCAATTTCACCTATGGTTTGAACCAAGTCAAAGATCCAGAGCGACTCAGGCCGTCGCAGTCTCGTTATATCATGCCAGAACCAGGCAAGTTGTTGTTGTTTCCTTCTTGGATGCAACACACAGTCTATCCTTTCTTTGGTGAAGGTGAGCGCAGAACTGTAGCGGGTAATCTGAATTGTTTTGATTTAACAGAAGAAGAAATAAAGGAGATACAAAATGAAAGAGTTTAACAAAGGTGTATATGAAGATTTATCTTATGAAGAGTATGCTGAGATCCCAGCTTTCAGATCTCACGATCTAACGTCGGTCATTAAATGCCCGTTTAGCTGGAAGTACAGAAAAGAAATGGAGCAAACGCCAGCTCTGTTGGAAGGGCGAGTGCAACACACAGTCTTTTTAGAGCACCATAAGTTCGATGATGAGTTTGTAATACAACCCAAGATTGACAGAAGAACCAAAGCTGGCAAGGCCGACTATGAAGACTTCTTAGCATCTGTGGGCAATCGTACTCCCATCACCCAGGATCTATACGACTTGTGTATGAAACGTCGTGAGGTTGTGAAGCACTACATACCTAAAGAAACCGATAAAGTAGAGCTGACATTGGTGTTTGAATGGCATGGTGCTCCTTTCAAAGCGAGAATGGACTGGTACGACAATGAGTATGTATGGGACTTAAAGACGTGTCGTGATGCGTCTCCTCGTGGATTTAAAGGCGCTATCAATGCGTTTAATTACCACCAACAAGCGTCTCTGTATGTCGATGCAGCAAAAGCATGTGGACTGACTGCAAAAGGCTTTAACTTCTTGGCTCAAGAGAAACAAGATCCTTACCCTTATGTGGTTTATACACTGTCTGCCGAAGCATTGAAGTATGCACAAGCAAGAAACGAGCAAGCACTAGAATTGATACAAGAGTGTTCTAAAAACGAAGACTACAAGCCTTACAACTGTGAAGGCATACAAGAGGTAGGACTGAAAGATTTATATTAAAAAAAAGGTGGCTAATGCCACCTTCTTTTGATTGTTTTTTTTACATTCCAATACAATTCCAATATCCACTTGCACGAACAAACTGTTTTGTACGAGTGAAGTTTTGTTCAACTTCTAATGGACTTCCACATACAAAGGCAACTGCATCTGCATACCTATCAAAATCTTTTGGGTTGATAACTGCAAACAATTCATCTTTCCAATGTATATCGACTTTTTCAGATTTTTTTGAACCTAACTGTTTTAAGTGATAATACTTATTGGCTAGTTGATAAAACTCTTCAAAAGATTTTCTTCTTTCATCAGAGGTGTATTCAACAGGTTTTTTGAATTTAGGATTTTTTTCTAATTTTAAAGTCATTGTCTTTTCCTTACTTTTTAAACTCTACGAGTTCATCTGTGTCAATCAAATGGTCTGTGCAATCTGGAAACTGACTGCAACCAATCCTAAAATCTTTTCCAAACTCTTTTTTCATATAGGCAATATCTCCTTTAGAAAAGTGCTCAAATAACTGACACTCACCCCATTCGTCATTGCCAGTACCCCTAAAGTCGTTGAATAAAAGTTGATCATCGTCCAACTTATAATCACACCACTCATTGCTTACAACTTTGTTACTCATTTTTTTCTCCTTTTTATTGTTGTTAATTAAATGTCTCACATGACTAATATACTAAAATTTACAACTA